GCCAGTTATAAGATGACGTCAAATATGAGGTGCTTTTTAGGTTTTTCACCCTTTTTAGCAGGCGGATCATAAATGATCTGCTCACCTACTTGGGGAGATCCGAAGCTAAACTTCGGCCCTAAATTGCTTTGCATGCTTGCGTCTCCAAAGAACTGCGCAGGTCTATCCATAGTAGCACCTTTGAAGGAGATGCTAACCCTTGGGCGTAGATCTGGCATTCAAGGAAATGAGTTCATTAGCTGTTTGTAAAAACGGCGACATGATACTACTTTCTGATGTGTCGGGGCCTCCTGTAAACTTCAAAAGAGTTCAGGATGCCCATCCAAGTAATCATGAATGATACTTGGAAGGTCTCAACGGCTACGGTCGTTGTACTTCGCTCACGGGACCACTCCTTCGAGGATTTCACCTATCCTACGTATTACATACGGGGGAATAGGTGTCACCCAAAAAGTTAGGAACATAATCAGTCCTAGGATCACTCCAAAGCGAGGAACAAATGCCCTTCACATAAGTGAAGAAAACATTTGTCCGTCTTTGGAAGCATTTGATTTAGCCAATTCCCACTTCCTTGACTCCTCCTTTTGGAGGAAATCAACGATATGAGATAGCGATCAACTGCTTTCTTCTGCTAGTTGCGACAGAGCACGAGCCTTACCCGGTGGAAACACCGCGTTAGCTTGGCTGTCACGCAATAAAGCCTTCGGGCCAAATAGCACCAAAGATCCATATAAGGAATCATCCTCGGGTCTCTTTGACCCTGGGATTTTCCTTAAAAGATTAGGGGCTTCAGTTCATCGAAACAGACCCTTTTGTATAGAATCTGCTAGAACTAAAGCACTAAGCCATCTATGTCGAACAGCGGACATAATAAGTCCGGGTCCGATAATAGATAGATCCTCTCCATCCAGACTTCTGACTCTTTTAGCAAATTCAACCATCTCGCTAGAGACGATTGATTTTGCTATAGATATACTCACACCAAGTGATTGCATAATTGCAAGATAACTTGGAGCTGCTACTTCAGGAACAATGACGTCGTCACCAAGGATTGCATAGTTTTCCACTATGTTCTTCGTTGATGCTTGGACAATCATGTGATGAGTTAGCGCGAGCATTGCTCATGAGGAATAAGCCCCCATAGGTTGACCGACAGCATATTTTACTATGTCGTCGCGAAACTTAAAGGGCATATCCACTAATGAGCATCATAAATCTGCAAGTCGAGGAGTTATATACTGACACAATACATCTCTTTGTATCTGTCTTGGCAGCCGATCGGTTGCCGCTGACAAATCATAAGAGAAGTATTTAGAACCATCAGCCCTCAAGGCCCAAACAGGGCCAAGTTGGTTGTAAGTTCCGTCAGTAGGTAACTTCCCTAAAAATTTAAAGATTTCCTTATGTAAAGGATAAAGTG